ATCTACCCACAAATCATACCCAGCTTCAAGAGCTTTCCTGAAGAAGTACAAATCAGCACCTAACGTCTTTGATGTATCGTCCTCGGTCCACAATGTCTTCCAGTAAGGTTTCTTGAGATTCTCAAAAACCTCCGTCTTAACAAGCATGATGCCATTAGAGCAAACCTGAGCTTTAAATGGTTCAGTTGGTAAGTCGTCGTATTCCATTGCTACGAACTTATCTTTGTTCGTAGACAAACACCACTGTATTTTCTTTCTCTGATACAAAGGGTATACTCCTGAGACTATATCCTTGTCGTGAGCAAAAAGTCTTTTAAGTGTGCCTGGTTGAGGTACTACATCGTAATCCATAAATAGTATATGAGTCGCTTTTGGTTTTCCATTCATAGCGAAGTCTACTATTTTGTGCTGGCCTTCTTCTGGCGATCCTGTAGCTGGATAGTATGTTTCAACATTGTCGTAAGCATGCCAAGCCTCTATCTGCGCAATCAGTTTTGCATTGCACATATATGTTGTAGGTATTGACACGCCTACTAAAATCCGTTCATTGTTCGACATAGAAAACCTTACTATATATTAGATTCAGAAACCTGAGTGTCGTAAGACGATTGAGAACCGTTATCTAGCCAACAATTCAACGTACCTGCATCACCGAGATCGTCACCAGTAACTGTGTATAGAACTCCTACGTACTGATTAGAATCAAAATTATAAGGGAGTGGTACGCGGAATAACCATGCGCCCTTAGTCAACTCATCTTCAGTAAAATTCTTACTGAGTGTGACTATAGAGCTTCCGTCTATGGTAGCGTTGACATCATTAACCAAGTCAACCTGAAGGGCAACAGCCCCAGCAGTTGATCCAGAAGTAGCAGCTAGTGCCACATTGCCAACCCGACAGTTAAACCAAATTGGTTCGCCAGCACCCATTTCTAGGCCGGACGCCTGCATGTCTAGCACATTAGTAGCTGCCGTAGCAGCAGAAGCTGTGCCAAGTGCTTGTTCATCGCTAAACTCTAGCATTGCATCAAAAATAGCCATAATAAGGCTCCTTTCTTAAGTAGTTAGTACCGCTTCAACATTAGAAATACTATCAGAACGTCTGACAGGCATGTCGAGGAAGTTGAACTGAGGTTTGCCGAATGGATCTGTTTCAGTCCAACGAACATTTCCTTTATCCTTTGCAAGAATCTGCAACTGGGTAAAGACGGTTTCATTACAATACATAAAGATACGCTCACTGCCCTTGAAGTTGTTCCTGATCTGGATAATCTTATCCTCATCAAGACTCTTCGTAGAACCTGCGGTTGTATCAATATTCGCAAGACGCTTAACCGAACGTGTGTCTGCAACGGAAAGTCCAACGTCCCAGCTAAACTCTGTTACGAATGCCCACAGCATATTGTCGTTAGCTACATTACCTGCCATGTTGTCGCCCGGAACGAATTGCAATCCTTTATCCATAACCTTAAGTCCACCACCGTCAGTGTTGCGAGGGTAAGTAAGGTAAACTTTAGTTGGCGACCACTGGACGAACCAGATGGACGTATTGGCGGCTGCTTGTGTGCTGCCGTTGTTAAGAACGTAACTGGTACGTGCTGTACTTAGCGACGGATAACGATACGAGAAGCCTGCAAACTCTTCCGGAGGCGCTACGGCTGGGCTTATTGCCCCTGCGCTCCAAGAGCCAAAGATAGTGTTCGACACTTCCTGGCCCATAGACTCGATGTAAGCACGTTGTTGCTGCTGGCGATACTTAGCCGGATTCGGCTGGATACGCATAACATCTTCAGGCGCTTGGAAACGAGCTTTCTGCATTCCGATTTCTTCACGAACCTGTTGCAGTAATCCGGTCGTGGCTTTCCAACCATTACCAGCTTTAACCCACTGTGAACCAGGTAGTGCGGTTCTGCGCGATACTACGTCTGACGTAATATCAGTCGCCTTCTGGACAATGGCGTCTTGTAGGACATCATTATCTTCATTCAATACTTCTGCAACGTCGATGATCTCGTTGTTGTTCGTCATCTTTGCGGCAAGAAGCAGGTTTTCTCTGGCGTTTAATTCTCTTTCAGCCATTATAAAACTCCTTATTAAAATTAAATTAGTTAATTCGTGGTGTAGGAGTTGTCCAACTTTGGGCCTCTACTGCGTATAAAGCTCGGTCAGCTTGTTTTTCCTAGGCTCTTACGAGTTCCCTAGCCTTCACAGTCTCTCTTTATCCTTGCGGAGATTAACTGTATATATGTCCTTGTGATTTAAAGTATTCTCTTGCTTTTGCGTCGTCTTCGCCTTCGCCGAACTGATATAATTCAGGACTGTTCGGGAACTTAGGTATATAACCATCTTTCGGTTTTGGCAAGTCACCTTTTACTAATGTATCGTCTAGCATCTGCGCCCCTATAGCCTGTTGGCCTTTAATGAATATTAGGTTGTTGTCAAGATTCTTTTCTTTCAAGAGGTTTATGTAGTCCTCTCGTATACCTTCTGGGATAAGCTCAGTAAGAACTCGTTTACTTGACTGGATGTTCTTATCGTATTCGCCGCCCCATTCTTTATGAAGTTCAGCAACAGTTGTCTCTGACTCTTGGTTATCTCTAGCTAAGCTTGCTTCTGCTTTAGCTGACTGCATCTGAACATATTCATCAATGAAACCCTTAAACTGCTTATCGCTGACACCGTTCTTGTGTGCGATAGCAGCCATCTGGCTGAAGAACTCTTCATCTACTTCCGAGCCTTCAGCTAGTTCTGGTCTTGAGTAACCCGTAGACTCTTCAGGTGTACCTAGCTTTCGATAAAAAGCACTTACTTCTTCCGGTGTTGATTCCTCTCCTGGGAGCTTAACTCTGCCACCCATAGACTTTTCAAGTTCTCTGTAGCTATTAACCGCATCGTCAGCGGTCTTCCATCCCTTGTTACCAATGAACTCGCCATTCTCTTGGGAATGCCAGCTCTCTGTAGTCGGGTTATCTGCTGTTAGCAGGCCGTCTTCACTCATTTCTTATCTCCTTGTTTAGTATAGTCCAAACTCATGGACATTAGTTTAGTTACATATTCATCAACATGGTTATTATCGTAAGAACCACATTTACATAAAACCGTCTTCATAAAATTAGCTACCGCCTGTTGCTCTGGCGTTTCATTATGTTCAAAGAACTTAGCCTCGCATAACATATTAGCAAGGACTCGTTTGCCCACATCTGTACTGAAGCACTGTCTGTATATATTTACAGTTGCGTCCATTACAATGCCGCCCCTATCGTCTCTGCCGGGCTACCGGGTTCTGGTGTTTTACCTAACCCCGGCGCCACCTTAGCTGCTTCTATTGCCATCTGCTGTTGCTGTGCTTGTTCTGCCGCTGCCGCCCTTGCTGCCCTGATACCCTCTCTGACTTCTTTAGAGTTTATCATCTTTTGAGGTAGAGAACCGGATTCGGCCATAGCCTCTGCTGTTTCGTCCTTATTTATCACATCAAGGAACTCAGGCCCCCATACAGCCGCTTTCTCTGCTAAGGCATCCAATGTGTTGTTTATAGGCTCAAGTTCCAGTATACGCCTCTGTGCTTGCGCCAGCGGGCCAGTAAGGAGGAAGTCTATCGTTCCACCAGACTCTGCTATCTCTGGCGGCATTGGAGGCATACCATTTTCTTCATTGAAAGCACCGTTGCGGTCAAGGATGAATGATACTACATCAAATATCTTTCTTATGCCTTCAATATAAAGCATATCGACTTGGGCTATCATAAGTCCAGCCTGCTCGCCTTTAATCGCAAGAATCTCTGTAGCCGTAGCCTCGCCAGTCCTACCAATAAACGCCCTAAAGAACTCAACCCTGTATTTGTCTTCCATAGACTTCTGTAGGCGTTCCTGTTGGTCGATACCAATAGGATATTGCCCGCCGTTATTTATTGGAGTTATGACCTTGCCTTTGTCTGTGTAGTAGTTCTTACCGTCTGGGCCAAGTCTTACATTCCCTCTCATCTCGATTGGGATGTTCATAGCCGGTTTAATTGCAAGGTGTCCTGCTTCGATAAGGCTTTTGCCCATCTGATTTAAACCAAGTACTTCGGTCAAGGCATCTGAACCTTGACTTCTACCGTAAACCTCATCTGAGTTTTTTCTGAATCTCCATACCGCATAAGGGTTTACATCGAAACCTGAATCTCTATTTACTTGACCATCCTCACCTTTGTTGTCTGAGCTTGTTTCCATGTAGATACTTCGGAACTCTTTATTCTTTGCTGTCTTCTTTCCGAAAGTTCTGTCAGCGTTAGGGAATACTGCATGGATAAATTCATGCTCTTTGTCTGGGCGTTCTTCTGAATCAACTTTAATGCTCTCTGATACATTATCTTTACCAAACTCCTGAATCGCTGCCCTTGCTGTCTTCATAAACTTACGGTGAACTGTATCAACTTCACCAAATTGATTCTCAGCAATAAATACTTCTCTTGGGTGGACTGCTGTGTGAGCTATTTTGCCAGAACCAGCATCCTCTTGAGTAAACAAAGTAGCGGTTCCAATCGAACCTGCATCCCTTAACCACTGAGGGGCTACTGCGTAGAAATTACCAAGATCGAAAGCAGAGAACATCTTCTGGTCATATACCTGTAGCCACTCTCTTACACGGTCAATCTTATTAAGAAGAGGGTCGGACATCTGACTCTTAAACCACCTGCCTGACAAAAGGAAACCTTGCATTC